TGCTGGAGCCCGAGCGCCTGCCCAAGCTGGAGGCCCTGATCATCGACGAGGCGCAAGACTTGTCACGTTTGCAATGGAGGCTGGTCGAGCAACTCGCGTTGCGAGCCCAGCGCGCCTTTCTGGCAGGAGACGACGACCAGGCTGTTTACACTTGGGCTGGAGCCGACGTCGCAAGTTTCCTGGGGTTTACAGGTGATGTCAAAATCCTTGATCAGTCCTACCGAGTCCCCGCCAAAATCCACGCCTTAGCCAACAAGGTGGTCACCCGCATCAAGCACCGCCAGCCCAAGGTCTGGAAGGCACGCGAAGAGGTGGGCAGCATCAACTACTACAACGACTTCCATCAGGTCGACATCAGCCACGGCAACTGGCTCATTCTGGCCAGCACCAACTACATGCTCACGGACATGCACGACTGGATCAAGAGCCAGGGCTTGCTGTTCGAGCGCCACGGACAACGCAGCGTCAGCGAGAACATCCTGGTCGCGGTGCTGGGCTGGGAGAAGCTGCGCAAGGGTGGCGAGGTGCCGTTTCCCGTCGTCAAACAGATATACAAGTACCTGGATGGCGACTACATCAAACACGGCCACAAGATGCTGCGCACAGCCGACCCAGGAAGTATGTACACACTCTTTCTGCTGAAAGAAAAGCACGGGCTTCTTTCTGAGGAAATCTGGCACAAGGCGCTGACCAAGATCAGCGCGGACCGCCGGGACTACTTGGTCTCGCTCCTGCGCCGCAACACAAAGCTCACGGGCCACGTGCCCATCAAACTGTCCACGATCCACGGAGCTAAGGGCGGCGAGGCAGACAACGTGCTGTTGCTGTCTGACCTGTCCACGCGCTTTGCGAAGGACTACGAAAAGAATTCAGACGACATCAATCGTCTGCTGTACGTGGGCATCACCCGCGCTAAACAAACGCTGCACATTGTGCTGCCAAAGAATGAACAGAAAGGCTTCCGACTATGAAACGCGATACTAAGACCCTGTCCATGTTCCCTAGGATTTCTGAGTGGCTACCACCCCAAGTATTTCCCAATCTGAGCGAAGCCAAGGAGATTGCAATTGACCTCGAAACCTGTGATCCGAACATGGAGTCGCTTGGCCCTGGCTGGCCTCGCAACGATGGTTTTATCGTCGGGTACGCAATCGCCGTGGATGGCTGGGCTGGCTATTTTCCTGTTGCTCATGCTGGTGGTGGAAACCTTGATAAACGCCTGGTGGAACGGTGGATGGCGGACGTTCTCCGTACCCCCGCCGACAAGATCATGCACAACGCGGCCTACGACCTCGGATGGCTCAGAGCCACCGGCTTCACGGTAAACGGCACGATTTACGACACCATGCTGGCCGCGCCAGTGCTGGACGAAAACCGCTTTTCCTACAGCCTCAACAGCCTGGGTTTTGACTACCTCAAGGAGATCAAGTCCGAGCAGGGCCTCAAGGAGTCGGCGCAGGACTTTGGTGTGCACCCTAAGAAGGAGTTGTGGAAGCTGCCTGCCATGCATGTGGGCGACTACGCCGAGCAGGACGCGGCGCTGACCCTGAAGCTCTGGCATCACTTCAAAGCGCTCCTGCGCAACGACGAAGTTGAATCAGTGTTCAAGCTCGAGACGGAAGTGCTGCCTGTGCTGGTGGACATCACCCTCAAGGGCATCAACTTTGATCGCGCCAACTGCGAGCGCCACATGGCGGACATGCGCAAGAAAGAGCTTGAAATCCTGAAGTACCTGAAGGAGCAGGCCGGCGTGCAGGTGGACATCTGGGCTGCGCAGTCCATTGCCACCGCATTCGATCGCCTGGCCATCGAGTACCCCAAAACAGCTGCTGGCGCGCCGAGCTTCACCAAGAGCTTCCTGGACACGCATGAGCATCCCATGGCCAAGATGATCCTGGAAGCCCGGGAGCTGAACAAGACCCACGGCACGTTCTTGGAGCCGTACCTCAAGCACAGCGCCAAGGACGGGCGCATCCACACCCACTTCAACCAGATGCGCAACGAGGACGGCGGCACGGTGACCGGGCGTCTGTCGGCCAGCAACCCGAACCTCCAGCAAGTGCCCGCGCGCCACGAGATCATCGGCCCAATGGTGCGAGGTCTGTTCCTGCCCGAAGAGGGCCAGCTCTGGGCGGCAAACGACTTTAGCTCCCAGGAGCCGCGCCTGCTGGTGCACTACGCTACTCTGCTGGGCCTACCACGCGCGGAAAAGATGGCGCAGGCCTATCGAGAAGACCCCAACATGGACTTCCACCAGATGGTTGCGGACCTGGCCGGCATCAAGCGCAAGGCTGCTAAGACGATCGGCCTGGGCCTGATGTACGGCATGGGCAAAGCCAAGCTGGCCAACAGCCTGGACTTGCCCATGGACGAGGCCAGCGAGCTGATCAACACGTTTCATAGCAAGGTCCCGTTCCTCAAGGGCACGGTGGACGCCGTCATGAAGCGCATAGAGCACCCCGCCTCTGGCGGTTCAATCCGCACGCTGCTGGGCCGCAAGTGCCGGTTCCCGCTTTGGGAGCCAGCTGAGTGGGGCGTGAACAAGGCGCTACCGCGTGAGCAGGCCATCATTGAATACGGCGTGCGCATCAAGCGCGCGGGTACCTACAAGGGCCTGAACCGCCTGATCCAGGGCTCGGCCGCAGACCAGACCAAAGCAGCCATGGTGGCGATGAGCAAGGCGGGTTTTAACCTCCTGTTGCAGGTGCACGACGAGGTAGCGTTGTCTGTGCGCAACATCGACGAGGCACGCGAGGCCGCAGACATCATGGCCAAGGCTGTGACCCTGGAGGTTCCCTCCCGAGTGGATGTGGAGACTGGACCAAGCTGGGGTGAAGCCGCATAATGAAGTCGGGGTAAATAGCAGTTGCCCCTCTTTGCGAGAACGACTTTGGGCCAGGGGCTTGCTTCTGGCCCATTTTTTCCGATACACTGCCAGGTCCAAGAGAAAGGAGAAATGAATGGCCCCGCCATTGAAAGTTCGAGAACAAATTGTGCCTGGTTATCCAGAGCCATACGCACGTCAATCGGTACGTGTGGCAGCCGCAAAGCGCAAGCGAGGTCGACCAAGGAAGAACGGTCGCCCGAAGAAAGACAACTACGACAAGGTGCGAGCGTCTCCCTCCAAGCGTGCTGGACAGCGCTGGATCAGCGTCTCTGTGCCTGAAGAGGCGTACTACATGCTCAAGGAAGTTGCAGCCTTCTACAAGGTCGGCATGGGTAACTACCTCTACAGCATCATCCTCCCCGCGTTTGATCACGCCTACGAAGAGTCGCTCACGCTGCAGCGCATTGCTGCCAACAAAGAAAAAGCCAAACAGAAAGCCCAAGATGAAATATCAAACCGAGATGACGTTCCCCGTAGAACTCACTTTTGAAGTGCTGCCGGCCATGGTGGTAGAAGGCACGGAGTTGCCCGCGCAGCTAGACATCACCAAGGTTCTGCTGACTATCGTCGGGCCCAGCGGCAAGCCCCGCCAGGTGGACATCACCAAGAGCTTCAGCGAAGAGCAGATCATGCTGCTCGAAGATGAGATCGTGGACCACTACTTCGAAGGCGATTGAAGAAAATGAAGCTGACCGAAGAACTGCGCGCGATCAAGGATGTTTACCCCGCGATTGCAGAACTGCTTGAAGCGTCTGCACAGCGCCTTGAAGACCAGCGACTGTGGCGTGAAGCATGGTTAAATGCAGAAAAGAATGTTGAGTTGTTGACAAGTCATTTAGTTGTGCTAAGATCAATTCGCAATCACAGAAAGGAGAAAGAGTGCAATGACTAAATTACCCGACCCAAGGACCGATAAGGTCTTCAGAGAACTTGCCGCAAGCGGTAGGTACGTCAACACCGGCAAGGTGTTGATTGGCGTGTCTCACGTGCCACGGCCCATGGACATGTCCCAGGACGCAGAGCTTTTTCAAGGCGTCTTCCTGGGCACGCACCGGCCAAGGTACAGCGTGGTAAGCGTCGCCTACGTGGTGGCGCTGGCTTTCGTGTTTGGGATTCTTGTTATCTCCAGTGCAACATGAGAAAACGCAGTAAATACCGGCCACGCACCGTGCTTCAAAGCCCGCTGGACTTTGTCCTGTCTGGCCTGAAGCCTGTGCGCGATATGCCGGGCATCTACCTGAGCGCCCAGCTCAAGAACCGCACTGCTCTTGAGCAGCTGCGCAAGGGCGAAGCGGTCAAGGAAGACATCGACACGTTGATCGGCGCATTCAACATCACTGAAGCGCTGGCCATCATGGGCAAGGGCTCGGACTGGCTCGACGAGATCAAGCAGGGGCAAGACGCCCTGCTCGAGCTCTCGCGCCGGGGCGTGGCCAACAAGATGCGGTTCATCATGACAGCCAAGCAGTGGGAACTGCTCAAGCTGGTGATGGACCTGCATGAGGAGCAGCTGGCGCAGGCCACTGTTCATGACATCGAGAAGGCACACGACTACGTCCTGCGGATCATCCGCATGGGCAAGGCACGCGCCATTGTTCAAATCCAAAAGGAAACCACATGAAAAAAGCTCTTATCGCCATCGGCCTGGCCGCAGCTGCAACCGCTGCCTGGGCCAGCTGCACCACCCACACCGTCATCCAAGGCGGACGTATGGTCACCTGCACCACATGCTGCGTCGGTGGGCACTGTACAACCACTTGTTTCTGAGGCCACCATGACTAAATCAGACAAAATCAGAGAGTATTTCCGCAAGCACCCCAATGCTGTAGTGGCCGATGTGGTCAAGAAGTTCGATGCATCGACTGGCATGACATACAAGCTACGCAACCAGGTGCTGAGCAGCATGCACCAGGCCCCTGAAGTGGTGCCAGTGCCCGAACCCGCCACAGGGCGCAAGGTCATTGTCTCTTCCGGGCAGTTGGCCATTGCAGCCAAGCTGGGTTTGAGCGCCCAGGACTTTGTCAAAGGGGGCATTGAGGGCGGCTTCTTGAAGTACGAAGACGAGCGCGAGACAGAGACCGGCATTGACGAGACCCTCGACGAGCGGGCCCAGGACTACGGAAAGTTCAAGGACGGCGCTGCGCTGATGCAGGGCATCAAACGACTGCTCGCGGACCACGCGCGTGCGCACAACAAGACGTTCGCCGATGACCAGTGGGAAGCCCTGGAGATGATCGTCCACAAGATGGCCCGTATCGTCAACGGCAACCCCGACAAGGTGGACAGCTGGACAGACATCGCCGGCTACGCCAAGCTGGTGGCTGACCGCCTACAGGGAAATGTGCGATGAG